AAGGGAGTATGTAAAGCATAAAAGTTAAAGATGTAGTGTTTAAGCGGTACACAGCGGGTGTCTCAAAACTGTCTCAATAACATCTCACATTTAACTAGTAAACAGCTTTGTTATAAAGTAGTATAGCTACTGTGATGAACATCAACGATCAAACAGATACGTTCCAGTACGAACTAGCCAAGCTTATATATAGGTTCAAGAGCGAATACGATATTAACGATTACACGATAGCCGGATGCTTGGACTTCGCTAAACTGTCTGTATTGACGGAAACAGATGATGTTATATTTAACCCAGATTTAGCCGATGAAGAAGACACCGAAGACGACGACAACAACATTACCTTCTAACGAAGTAGACCCAACCCTGCCAATCATTCGAGCTGCTATTAACGTAGATCCAACCCTGCCAATCATTCGTATCGTCTCTGAAGAAGAAGAGATGCACGTAAAGATGGAACTGGAGATGGAAGACAGTACGCACGATATGCTTGTTAAATGGGGCAAAGAGGTAGCGACCGACGAGGATTATATCAATATCGCTATTACGGACGGTATAAAGCACGTTATATCAAGCGATAAGTAGCACTTTGCTACAGCTGTTCGAAAGGTTTCGTTGGAAAAATGTGAAAGCCTTACGCTATATACGGGCGAAGTTTATTTGACCCCATGTACCCGCAAGATTCTTATAGGGGAGGGTATGTTATTTCGTACTATATGTATTATGTCTAATTAGTTTTGTTGACTATCAAGGACTTATGGAAACTTAAGAGCTTTCAATCAGTTTTACACGAGTAAAGCACATCAGTAAAGCTTGCCAGTTGCCAGTTCTTGATCGATCAAAGCTTGGTTCTTAATTGATAATTGATTCTCATTAGTCGTTTGTATATTTTTCTTTTTTTCGCGTTCCACTTTCGATCATAAACGATCATCAAACGATCAAAAGCGATCACAAACGATCATTAGTATTTCTGCTGATCTAGTCATTAGTCGAACTTATAACACCTATTAGATTTATAGGTAATTTACTTAGGTATGCATTTTGTTATCGAGATTACTTTTTTCTGTGCTAATAGGTAAAGTATCGGTAGCAATTCCGCTATCGATCAAACCAAACTTATAGAATGAAAAACACTATTAAAACTATGCTTAATGAAAAGGACATGCTTATACTTACACAAGCTTTGCACGATTTAGCTGAGTACGAAGACATAACCCACGCTGAAAGTAAAAAGCTATTAGCTAAAATAAAAGATATTAATTACGCTGTTGTAACTAAAGTTCTGAAAGAGTCTGACTCGGTTATTCCTGAAGTATTACTTTAAATCAAACAATCAAAACCAATAAACACCAATATTATGAAATCAAAACTCTATTCGGTAGACTTTAAAAACTTATACTTCGTTGCTAATGAGGGCGAAGATATAGCGACTAAAATTCACGAGTTACTTACAGCTGTTCATTGCAACGATCTCGTTGAGGATGTAACTGAAGTTTCAAAAAAGCTTGTCAATCTTGTCGATATCATTAACGAAGACGAAATTGAGGACTAACCAATAACACCAAAAATACTATAACAATGAAAACTTATTTCAAAGATATACCTACTGATTCTAGCTTTTATTTTGGCGGCAACCAATGGATTAAAAAAAGTACAAGAACTGCAAAAATATTAAAACCGATAGAATACGGTGAACGCTGGTTTTATTTTAGTAAAAACGATTTGTGTGAATATTAAACACCAAAAATATTATATCTTATGACAACACGAATCTTATTAGAAAAACAACAGCACGAAATGTTTGGCAATAAATGGGTATCGATAAAAGCTTTCGATTCTTTAAATATTGCTAAACCCTCAATAATTACACGGAACGGAACAAAGTTTCTAAGTAAAGACATAAACCTAGCAAAGACTATCTTGAAAGAAAGAATAGCTCTTTCCCTTTCCTAATCAAAACCAAAAACACTATATCATATGAAAACAACACTTGCACAAATACGCTTACTTATTGACGAGCTAAACAAACAACTGGACAGACCGCTAAAGCCATACATCAAAGAAAATGGCAAGCTTACCGCACAAATAGGAAACTTTCACCTTTACCAAGCTTACGGGGCTTTTGGATTGCATGAAATGGTAAATGAAGGCGGTGGAGTTCGTGAAACTATCGCACTTGGTACAAAGAAAGAATTATACACCGCTTTGCACAAACTTATCCAAGGCGTAGAACTTGCAACCGCTTAAGAAAATGAACCAACAACAACTTGAAAAATATCTTACCTCTTACAATAACCGCATGCGTGATCGTTTTAATCGTAACAATGGCGAAGAGTTTTTGTTATCAAAGCGTGAGGGTAGAGAACTTGCACGGCAAGCTTACAAACGCATGGCTAACTACTCGCCCGAATTGAAACAACGATTAAAAGAATACAAGGAAAGGGTAAACAACGCATGAAACCAATAAAAGTTATCAATCGCATACCATCACCATCCGACATGCTCGACAAAGAGCTCGACAAGCTTTTCAATCCAAAGTTAAACAAGTTCCTTAGCCTATCGTTTGTTTGCATATGTGCCTCTGGCTGGCTTTTAATCTTGTTTGCTATCTTTTCAAGTTAATCCTTAAATCTATACCATAAAATGAATAACACAGACCAAAAAATCAAATTAATCCAAGCTTCTATCTTTTCAATTCTTGAAGATTATTTACCTAGTTATGATGAAGCAGGTGAAAGTGAATCTATACAAATGACCTTTAGCACTTGCGATAATCTTGAAGAGTTAAACTTTCAATCTGGTGACAACTCTTTCTCTGGGGCTTGTTACTTTCACAAACACTGGGCTGTAACTGAACTTTCTGCTTATCATGACATTGAAGAGTTATCTATTGATCTTGCTGAACAGCTTGCCGATTGTGTACTTAAACAAGCTTAACCTTACCTGACCATATAAATCAAAACCGATGAATACTTCAGAAAATACTGACCCAAAACTTTGCATAAAACAAGTGAACCATTACGAATCCTTGCAACCTATGGCATACGATGTTTACAAAGTTTCCATTGAATGCTTGGAACGCTCTTTTGATATGGCTTGCAATGAATTAAAAGCGTACCCAAAAGGAAACCTTGGATTGACCTTGGATTCTTCAAAGGATAAACGCTGGCATGAGCTACGCAAGGTAAAGGACATTTATCAAGGGGGCATTAGGAAACTCAATAGAATGGCTCCTAAATCTTACCTGTTGAAAAGACGGGAAGAAAGACGGGCACAAAAGCTTGCAAACTAACCGACTAACCTTACCTGACCATGACAAAAACCGAATTTATACTTATTTGCAACGAATACTTAATCGAACCAAGCTTAGCACTTGAAAACGAAAATATCTTGCAAGCTTTAAGAGACCGAAAATCGATTGAGACAATCAAGACAATATTAGAAACCGAATTTTAAACCTTACCTGACCATGAAATTAAAATACTTACTTATAGGTGCAAACCATAACCATAATGATATCGTCAAAATCTACAAAGAAAATGAACCTGAAGAAACTATTTTGAATCTTCTAAAAGAGTACCTGACTCGGCAAGAATGGTTTGAAGAATACTCAGGGAACCATCAACTCATAGAGGAATATCCTGATGAATTTGACCGCATCGACTGGTTTCTATCTGAAAGTAAAGATACTTACCTGACCTTAGAATACACCGAACTTTTATGAGCGTTACCATATACTTAACCGATCGTGAATAAACAAATTAAAGAGGGTGATCTCGTCACATATCGAAACGATTTAGGGGACAAATTAAAAGGCAAAGTTGTATTGATTTTTACATCTCTACAGGGCAACCAATGCGTCCACATAGATAACTTTTACCTGACCAAACTATTAACCGAGGTAGAACTATGTCAGTGACAATATACCTAACCGACCATAACGGCAGAAAGGTTGCGTTCTTCTATAGAATCGACAGCGAGCGATACCTTACCTGTCCACAGCTTATATGGGCTTGTCGTCAACATCCTGAGTATCAAGGCACAGCGGAATCAAAGGAGCACTTCATAGAACAAGCAAAGGATGTTATGCGTGAGCTTAACCGATCCTTACCTGTTCGTAAAAAATGCAAAGAGTGCGATAATGACTTGCACTTGCGTGAAAACGAATCCAATCTGTGCGATACATGCAATCCGATAACAAATTAACCGACCAAGATTTCCTAGATATGAACGACCTATGTGACGATAGCCTTGAAGCTTTGATACAGCATTACCTGTTTTTGAAGCATAAATCGCCCGACAACATAACTGTCCGTGAACGACTGCTTGAGCTAGAGCGTGAGCAATTTAACAGGGAGCTGAAGGCGGACGCTGAGAGCAAAGCGAATAATAGGGAGAAAGAACAACAAGAAACCAATGATAACTGAAGGAGAATATATACTTATGACTATGATGACACTATTTTGCGTAGCACTGGTGGCAATAATCTTTACCTGTTGGATGTACCGTGATTAATACAGGACTATTTACCCGAACAAAATACAACAACGATATGAACGGATACAACTACGACAACTGGTTAAACAGCAATAACCCATATGATTTAGCAGATGAAGAAGAAAGAGAGCGTGAGTGGATACTGGAAGAGATTGAAGGACTGGATGAGGATGAGATTGAAGACTTCCTGTTCGAACACCGACTTGACGACCCAAGAAAAAAGTAACGATGGTATCTTTTGGGAAGCAGAAGCCGACATCATACGGAACGAATTATTAAATGAACGAAAACTACGTAGACTTCGAACCGACTGATGTACCGCTGTTTAATTGGGGTGGGGTGGATCACGAAGCTATCCGTCAAGGTTTCGATTATTTCTTCTCACAGAACCAAGTGACAGGATTTAAGATGGACAAGAACGGAGAGTACGAACGGACTGAGGACGGCAGATTGGTAGCGTATCGTACATCTACTGCTCGTACACTGCCTAGCTGTTGGTTTAACAATTATTCACAGTAACATATGACAAAGCAAACTAGAGGGCCGACTTGGCGGATGAGGGAGTGGGGACGCACAGCGTACCGTAACCGACAAGCAAAGTTACGAATGGAGGGTGAGTCGTCTAAGACTGAATCTGCGAAACGATTACTGAGGGTCATGGCTCCGAGGTTAGGCAAGCGAGTGGATGAGTTTATGTATACATTTGGAGGTAACACCGAGCACACTACTCCGTTATTCCTTACCTTTGTATTGGATATGTGTCCGTATCAGATAGCTTCGATGGCTTTACAGACCGTGCTTGATAACCTCCAGTTTAATTTACCTGTTGGTAGGATGGCGTATAAGATAGGTAAAGCATTTGAGAACCAAGCACGATGGGACAAGGCGATGGATACTATGCATCCGTGGAAACTTGATCTGTTAGCACTAGACGATCGATCTAAAGCGATGAAGCTCAAGCAGTTCTATGACTATGAGGAGGAACGGTTCACGCTGTGGGATGCTAAGTGTAAGGCGGGACTGGGTGCGTGGTTGTTAGAGGAGATACGGATCGAGACTGGAGTTTGGCAGATCGGCTTTGCTGTTGGTACTCAGAAGGGACACAAACCTGAGCGTATCTGTATGCCGAGTGGTGAGTATACGGATTGGGTCAAACGATTTGATGCGTGGAAAGAAACGACTCGTGTTTTTAAGATGGCACTACCTGACGAACCTGTTGATTGGTACGAGTTGATCGGTGGAGGGTACAGCTTAAAGCACATGCCACCACAGGAGTTCTTCACGGGGAAACCGATGTCTTGGTTTAAAGATTACGAGAGCAGTTACCAACATGCATTCAGTGCTGTTAATAAATTACAGAAGGTAAGTTGGAAAATCAACAAAGAGATTTTAGATATTACTCGAAAATGTTACGACAATAAAAGAGTGGTAGGAAACATACCGAACTTTAGTGAGATACCAGAGCAACCGAGGTACAATGGAGATGACGAGCATGAGTTAAGGGCGTGGAAGCTGAAGCAAAAGGACATCAAGAGCGTCAACGAAGCGAACAGCAGTAAACGTTACCTGACCATCCGTATTCTACACCTCGCTAAGATATACAGTGAGTGGGATAAGTTTTACTTTCCGTACCGTTGTGATTACAGGGGTAGAGTGTACGCTTTACCGTATTACTTACATCCACAAGGGTCTGACTTAGCTAAGAGTTTGTTGGACTTCAGTAACGGACAACAAGTGGTGGATGAAGAGGACTTGGAAGCTGTACTTGTACACGGTGCTAATATGTGGGGAGTCAAAGGTACAAGAGCGGAGCGACTGGAGTGGGTAGGTAAAAGGCAGAAGTTTATATTGGAAGCAGCGAATGATCCACACGGAACCGATTGGTGGACTGATGCAAGTGATCCGTTTTGTTTCCTTCGCTTTTGTTTAGAGTACAAGCAGTTCACGGAAGAGGGGTACGGATATGTTAGTTATCTACCTGTTCGTCAGGATTGTTCCAACAACGGTATGCAAATCCTTTCGTTATTACTACGGGACAAAGAGATCGGAAGGATGTGTAACTTGGTAGAAGAAAACCGAGCTAACGATATGTACCAAGAGTTTGCTGATCGTGTGTACGAGGAGTTAAAACAAGATGAAAGTATAATAGCACAAGAGTGGTTGAAGTATGGCATCTCTAGAAAGTTAGCGAAGCTCGCCATCATGAACAGACCATACGGTGCTACTCATTATAACTTGGTACAAGATGTATTTAAAAGCATCGGGGTGAACCACAACTGGTCAAGTACTGGTGAGATGTTAACTGCTGTTATCTATTTATGTAAGATCGTCAATCGATTAGCAGATCAAACGTGTCGTCCAGTAAACAGAGTGATGAAGTTCCTTCGTGAGTGTGTACGAGCTTTAGGGTGTGATGAACCGATCACTTGGTCTACACCTACAGGATTTAAAGTGGTACAAAGCTACCGTAAGTATAAAAAAGTAGAAGTACAATCTGTGTTTCAAAACATGAGCATCAGTATAACAACAGATGAGCTGGGGGATAACATAGATGAAAGGGGGCAAACGAACGCTATCACTGCAAACTTTATCCACAGCTTAGATGCGTGTATCGTACATCAAGTTGCTAATGAGGTTGACTTTGACCTCGCTACTATACATGACTGTTTCGTGACCCACGCTTGTAATGTACGCAGAATGAATACAATAGTACGAGAAACATATACAAACACTTTCACTGTTGATCTCCTA